CAACAATCTCACATCCTTGTTTTTCTCTCCCACAAAAGAAACTACTTTCTCTCACACCTAAGTGGGCAGCAGGAGAACTAACAGAAGTTGATTCTTATCTTCTGTTCCTCTCACTTCTCGATTCTACAGGTATGGTGGAATTCAGAACTCATTGTTCTTATTCTTCAGATACTTCCCAGATTGTTGCAAACAATATGGAAGATCTAATTCAACTTGTGGGGCAGCTCAATCTACTCAGATCTCCTGAGAAAGTTGTAACACAAATCGCAATCACAAAAGAAAACAATACACTTAGCAATGCACACTATTGGATTGCAAACTGGGAAACAAACCTAGAGGAATTTAAATCAGGTTACATTTCCATCAGAGAACAACAAGATCTAATTCGCAGAGAATCTGCACTAGAAAAGCTAATTAAATCTCCTTACAAAGAAGTCCAACTTGCAACACAAATTGCAAACTGGGCAGAACTTGCAGGAGATTTCCCTTCATTCTCAGTACGTACCCAATTTGGTGAAATGGAATGTTCTGAATACTGGAAACTTATCATTCGTAAGTGTGTTAATACTGAATCAATCTTCTCTATTCCTACATCAGACATTCAAGAACTAATAGATCACTGTGAAGATAACATTCCACATGGTTCCATCTATGCACATACACTAATGCAAATGTTACGTAATGGAATCAAGAAACAGAGTAACTTCTTAGGACTTGGAGATTGGGAATCATCCATCAATTCATTTGTACTTCTGCAAAGTGACGATTCAGTAGAAGCTGCAAATATGCAGCTACTGGTGCAGTCTGCACCAACAGAAGAACCTAATCTTCTATCGTATCCTTCAAGATTCGAATGGCTCAAAGCACATACCAAATGGAAAATTGCAACTGCACTTAAACAAGGTGAATCGAAATGACTCTACAATCTATTGAATCTTACAAACTCTACGGAATTCCACGCTCATTCTTGATTAAGCAACTATTTACCAAAAAACACATAGAAGTTGAAACACAGATTGCACTTGCATCATATAAACTTCTAGTGTGGAACAAAGAACTACTTGCACACAAGTTACAAGAAGGTACAATCACAAGATTCAACAAAGAATACATTGTAGTTTGGGATTGGATTGATACAAGAGGATCATTCATTTCTTCCCCTAATGAGTCTGAATGGTTCCTCTCATTTAGGGAACCTCAACCAGAATACGGATTACCTAATGTAGTATATATCTGGAGAAAATATTATGACTCCTTTTAGAACAGAAGAAGCTCTCACAGTTGAGACACTAAAAGCAGCGAATCTCTCCTGCTCCAAATGCCCTAACTACAAGAAGATACAAACAGCATTAGGTAAGTGTTCTCTCAAACAGAACAAAATTGTCAAGGCACAGAACATCTGTAACTTGTATGGAAAGGTACTAATATCATGACACAAAAGATTTCTCCTGCTCTTCAAGCATTAATGGATAAAGTGAGATTGCGGAATTCTTCCCTAAGCGAAGCAGCACCTCCCCAATCCCCACTTACACAAACTGAATCCCCACTTACACAACCTCAATCTGAAATAACTCATGCAACCAATCAATACGGAATTGATATCACATACAACAAAGAGCAATCTGCATTCATTCATCTTGCATCATCTGGTGCATCCTGTGTTCTAATTGGTGCAGCAGGTACAGGTAAAACAACTTGCCAAAAAGGTGCAGTTACATCCCTTCTGCAATCTTCCCGTATTCCTACAATCACAGACACTCACTCACACAGATACCTTACACAAGGATCACCTGGGATTGTTCTTACATCTTTCACACGTAGAGCAGTACGTAATCTTAAACGTGCAATGTCTGAGGATCTTAAATCAAACTGTATCACCATTCATAAACTTCTCGAATACCAACCAGTACAATACGAAGTCTATGATGAAGAAAAGGATTGTTACCGCAACACAATGAGATTCGAGCCAACTCGCAATTCTCTCAATCCTCTACCTAACACAATTCGTACAATAGTATTTGATGAATCATCTATGATCTCTTGCGAATTATTCGATCAACTTTGTGCAGCATTGCCGCATGAAGTACAGTTCATTTTTGTAGGAGATATACAACAGCTACCTCCTGTATTTGGCTCTGCAATTCTGGGATTCAAACTACTGGAACTCCCAGTTGTAGAACTGACTCAGGTATATCGGCAAGCATTGGAATCTCCAATCATTTCCCTTGCAACAGATATTCGTAACGGAATTCCTCTCCCTGCTTTCACAGAACGTATTGAGAGAGAACACCCAACACAAGGGAAACTAACTCTGCACCCATGGAAAAAGAAACTGCATCCAGATGTGGCACTATTCACAATCGCAAAGTTCTTCACATCTGCATATGACCAGCAACAGTATGATCCATATGAGGATCAGATTCTTATTCCTTTTAACAAGGCATGTGGGACAGATGAACTAAACAAACACATTGCGAATCACATCTCCAAATCACAGAACAAAACTGTGTGGGAAATTGTAGCTGGTTTCAATAAGCACTACTTTAGTGTGGGTGATCTAGTTCTTTTCGATAAAGAGGATGCAGAGATTATCGGTATCTGTCGCAATGGAACTTACCTAGGTAAGAAAGCACAGAAAGAATCTACAACACTAGATTACTGGGGCCACAATACAACTGTGGAAAATCTCTCAGATGATTTTGATTTAGAATCTGTAGATGCTTTCCTAGCAGCAGCGGCAGAAGCATCCTCGCAAGAGAAAGTAAATGCTTCTTCCCATATTATAACTGTGCGAATGATCGACTCGGGTGAGGAAGTTGCAATTGACTCAGCAGCAGAAGTTAATTCTCTTATTCTCTCTTATGCTCTCACTGTACATAAAGCACAAGGTTCTGAGTGGGAGAAAGTATTTGTAGTTCTTCACCAATCCCACAACACAATGATCCAGCGAGAACTCTTGTATACAGCAATCACTCGCGCAAAGAAAGAACTCTACGTAATCTGTGAGCCAGATCACTTTGATAAAGGAGTACGTAATCAGAAGATTAAAGGTACTACTCTTGCAGAGAAAGCTGAGTACTTCAAAGGAAAACTCTCAAGTAGGGAAAACAAATGAGGGTCTTTCAAACTACATAGTAAAACAGAGGGGGGCTTGACAACCCCTTCGCCTTCATATACAATCCGTCTTAACAGTTAAGGATTGCTCTGTACTAAAAGCGATCCACCAAATCCTCAAACCTAATTAGGAGTATCACCAAAATGAACGACACCGTACAAGCAAACTTCAACAAATTCCTGGACGAAAAAGAAGTTAAGTTCTCCTTCCGTTCTGTTAAAGATGCTGACACTGGTCTGGAATCCAAGCGTGCAACTATTGAACAGAAGATTCCTGTTCCTTCTGTTGAAGGTATCATTCGTATTCTGGAGAATGGTGGCAAAGGTCTTGAACTTCTGTTGGAAGCATGTGCAGATGTAGTTGTGCAGCGCGCCCGTGAAGTACTTAGCGATGATGAAAAGCTTACCGAAGTTCCAACTGAATTGCTGGATTGGGAAGCTATTGCAAACCTGCCGAAAGCAGAACGCAAAGGTCGCGGTATCAGCAAGGAAGTTTGGGAAGAATTCAGCAAGGACTATGTTACTGTTATGCCGAGTGTTACTGGCAAAACTGCTGAACAAGTTGGCAATGCTGCTAAGATTCTGCTTAACAAGTTCCAAGCTGTTAAGTCCAACAAGAAAGTTATTGAACTGCTGAAGGGTCAGTTGGCACTGTATCTGAATAGCTCGCCGAATGCAGAAACTTTCGCTGAGTGTGTTGAGTTCCTGGTTAATAAGGCTGACACTCTTATGCAAGCTGACGAAGCTGCTCTGCTTGCTGCACTGTAAGAAGTTTTAAGTCTGCTCCCTCGTAACTGAGGGAGTTTTCTTAAACCCTCCCACCAGAAAACTAAAATGGCTTACAACGTACCCTCTACTTACCAACCTATCTGGGAAGCTCTTAAACGAGAGGGAAAGGTACGTTTAGTTTCTAATCCTGCAATACATGCAAGACTCTTTAATGCAGTTAAGAAAAGAAAGAACAAAGATCTAGCATACAAACTAGAATGTGCAGATCAATTTAAAGATGCGAAACTTATCAGATCAACTGATCCAGACCACCCCAACATACTTATACTAGAACTAAAATTTCTCCACCACCTACATACAACAGGAGCATATTAAAATGGATACACACACTCAAGTACAGGAATCAATCGCAGCATTGCAACAAGCATTACTTTCTGCACATCCGGAAATGCCTGTCCTCCTCCGTAAGATTCATCAAACTCTACGTAATGATCCAGAGGTTGTCACTCTACTTACCGAAGATGAAATCGGAGTGATTGTAAATGGACTCTCTAAGCAAACTCAAACAACGATTGCAACTTCCCTCGCAACTAAGCGAACAGGAAAAACCCTCAAGTCAATCGGAATCGCAGACCTATAGCATAGAGATTGCATGTCTTGTATGGTACTGTTCCCACCTCATAACTAAAAAGGAAAGAATATCATTCCAGCAATTCAAAACATTTGCAGATTGGTTAGGAGCTTACCCATACATTCTACCTGCACAGAGAACTATAAATAAGAATCTATTCTCATTCTTAATCCAGCACATTCCAGTCAAAGAAGCCATACTAGCATCATACACATTGGAGTTATACTCAGATGGACACCAGAATTCAGCAGCTCTCATACTCCTCTCTACTTACTCTACACTCATGCCCACGCAAGTTTCAACTTGACAAGCTGCAAGCAGAACGAAGTCAGGAAGATATAGAATCCTCAGTTACATTCGCATTTGGACACCTAGTAGGACATGGTATTCAGCGGGCTCTTGAGGACATACCAGAATCACAGATTATCTTTGAACTATTCTGCATGTGGAAACCAGATCTCTGGGCAGAGAATACGAAACAAGTTAAGTCATTCTACCATGCAGTATTTGCAGTACAGAAATTTATCGCAATGAGACAAGCAGGTTATCTTTCTAATTATGAGCTTGTATATTGGGAAGGTAAGCCTGCCACAGAACTCTCATTTCGTATCACACTCCCAGATGGATTCAGGTATCGTGGGTTTGTGGATGTGGTATTGAAAGACAAAGACACGGGGGAAGTAATTGTACTAGAACTTAAAACTACAGCATCAGCTAATCTGAATCCTGCAACTTACAAGAATTCAGCACAAGCGATTGGATACTCTGTAGTACTAGATGTTCTATTCCCCTCCTTATCTTCTTACCAAGTCCTGTATCTTGTATACACAACTAAGAACTACGAATACAATCCTCTACCTTTTGAGAAATCCTATCTCCAACGTGCTCTCTGGATTAGAGAACTACTTCTAGATGTAGAGACAATTAAGATGTATGAAGCAGCAGGTGTGTATCCCATGCATGGTGAATCCTGTTATAACTTCTTCAGAGAGTGTCACTACTATGGACAATGCACAATGGCAACAGAGTATCTCACTTCTGAACAAGACACAGAGCCTAAGGTAGAAGAATTCCAGATTGAACTAACACTTCAGAATCTAATTGAATCACAGCTATCGAAAGCATAGAAATGAAACTCAATCTTAAACAGGCAGCAAACACACACAGGGTTATTGTTTATGGCCCACCAAAGGTAGGTAAAACCCAACTCGTAGGTACTCTTGCATCCAAGTACAAACTTATTTGGTTCGACTTGGAGAATGGATACAATACCCTACTTAAACTCCCGCTAGAATTGCAACAGAACATTGAACTGATCTCTCTACCTGATTCCAAAGTATTCCCGATTGCAGTAGAGACTCTACTCAAAGCATTCTCGGGTAATGCAGTTCAGATCTGTGAGGAGCATGGTAAGGTAGCATGTGCCCTATGTAAGAAAGATTCCAAACCCTATGTGGAATTCAATCTTAACCAAGTACCAGATGATACAATAGTTGTAGTTGATTCTCTCACCCAATACACCAACTCAGCGATTGCTAATATAACTAAAGCAAAACCTGATGACTACAAAATGCAGTTTGATGACTGGGGTAATTTGAGAACTCTTGTAGAGAAACTGCTCTCCTGTATTCAAGCGGCCTCATGCTCCATTGTTTGTATCACACATGAGGAAGAAGTTACAATGGAAGATGGTAGATCTAAGATTGTTCCAGTGTGTGGCTCCTCCAAATCTTCTCGTAACACTGCAAAGTATTTCGATCATGTGATTTACTGTGAAGTTAAGAACAAGAAACATGCAGTAGGTTCTTCTACCACATTCTCTAATAACATCCTCACAGGATCGAGAACAGATATCCTACTTGAAGGAATGGAAACTCCATCACTGATTCAAATCTTTGAAAGTACTGGTAGGCCGGCGGCCCCAACACCTGCAACTAACGCACTCTCTGCACTGAAAGGAATGGTACAGAAGCAATGAAATCAGATCCAGCTCTACCTAGACTAGAAAGACTAGAGACTCTCTCCATCTCGCCTAGTAAGTCGATTGAATCAATCGACATAACTCTTGAGCAACGCGGTTCTCGTTATGGAGAGTTCATCTCACATGCTGAAATCTCGCAGCGACTTAAAGATGATATGAGGATGTGTCCTAAATGGGACGAACTTCACTCAGATCAAAAAGAAAGTTTGGAAATGATCGCTCACAAGGTTGGTCGTATCCTTAACGGTGATCCTAACTATCACGATAGCTGGCATGACATTGTTGGCTACGCAAAGTTAGTGGCAGACAGACTGCTAGGTAATATCAAATAATCTGTGCAACAAAATCCACTTTAATTCAATTCTTTTATAAAGGAAATCTCAAATGTCTGAAATGCTCAATTCCCTCCTCGATGCTAACCTTGATGATCTGGCTGATCTGCCTGAGTTTGGTACTTATCCAGCAGGCGCACACAAAGTTACCATCAAGTTTGAAGAGAAAACTGTTAACAATCATCCTTGCATTGAACTGCAAATGGTTGCGATTGAAACGGAAGAACTTGCCAATCCGAATGAGGATGCTCCTCTTACTCCGGGCGCACAAGGTTCTGTTCTCTACATGCTGGATAACGAGTTTGGTCAAGGCAAGTTGAAACAAGTTATCAAGCCTCTCGCAGTTTCGATGGGTGTTAGTTCCTTGCGTCAAGTTGTGGAAGGTGCAGCAGGTATGGAAGTTACTGTTGTCACCAAGGTTCGCCAGAACAAAGACAAGACTCAGTCTTACACTGATGTGAGCAAGATCATCATCTAACTGAGTAGCTAGATCAAACCTCTTACCTCACAAGGGTAGGAGGTTTCAGTCTAATTAAACAGGAACTAATCGTATGAACAAAGAATCTAATGTAGATGCTTGGATCAGACACAATGAAACACAGTGGATGTTACAAGATATAAAACAGCAATCCCAACACCAGCATCCAATGCAATTAGATTACATCCCTGCTCCAACTCCTAATCCTACAGTTGTGTATGTAAATGATAGAGAGCTGTGGAACCTAGATTCTGTACCTCCTCCACCCTCATACCTCTCACTTTACTTTCTTATTCTCCCAATCCTACTATACCTCTTATACAAATGGATTAACAAATGAGTACCAAACTATTCTTCGTAGGTACAGCAGAGGATGAAGCCTACCTGCCACGGCTTAAAGCGCATGTAGGTACTGCACAAGTTTCATACACACTGGCACCGGTGGAAACTTGGATTGAAATCCGCAAGCATTGTGAGAAGAAAGGTATCACTCAGATATTCTCTACCTCACCTGCACTACTTGCAATTCTACTGTTCAAAACTCAAGATAGAAAGAAACCCTCCATAGATAACTATGCAGGTTCAATCTTCAAACGGGATGGATATGAGATTCTATTTGTGAATCCCCTCCCACACTTAGTTAAAGTATCTTCTGGTTCATTCCTACTAAGACACTACCTCTCCAAGTTCCTCTCACCTACTGAGTGGCCCACACTTGGGGAATTTAACTGGAACCTACACTCCCCACCTAAGGTGGATGCAGTGTATGAAAGATTCCAGAAAGCAATACTAATTGCAGCAGACATTGAAACCTACAAAGAGAATCTCGCAATAAGGTGTGTAGGTTACACCGCAGTGTATGGTGATCTAAGTACTGAGTCCTATGTAATCCCATGTGATTCCTCATACAACCTAGTATGGATACGCAAATTCAATGACCTCCCTGCTCCAAAGGTTTTTCAGAATGGCAAGTATGATATCGCCTATCTCTCCAGATACAATGCTGTACCATACAATTACCTATTTGACACAGCTACATTCTTCCATTGTTGGTACTCAGAACTTCCCAAGGATCTTGCTTTTCTGCAATCCTTCTGTGTTCGCAATAGCATGTACTGGAAAGATCTGGCAGAAACATCAGACCTGCATGAGTATTACAAATACAACGCACTAGATACACATGCAACAGCAGCAGCTCTAATCTACATGCTACTTAAAGCGCCTGATTGGGCGAAGCAAAACTTCCTACAAGAGTTCCCACTTCTCTTTCCAACTCATATGTGTGAAATGAGGGGACTGAAAAGAGACATGGAGGTACTAGAACAAGCAGAGAAAGCAGAGAAAGATAAGATCACTCTCGCCTCAGCTTCACTAGATAAGATGTTAGGTGTTACCAATTTCAACACCAACTCTCCGCCCCAAATGAAATCCCTACTTAAGATTCTTGGGTGTGCTGATCTGGAGAGTGCAGATGAAAAGAATCTTAACAAAGCCTCGCTGCGTCATCCACTTAATGCTCGCATTATTAAGAAGATTCTTGATGTACGAGGGTGGCGCAAACTGGTAAGTACCTATCTCGTGAAAGGTAAGGAACACAATGGAAGAATCTTATACTCTCTCAATCCACATGGAACTGACACAGGCAGACTCGCAAGTAGAGAGCACCATTTCTGGTGTGGATTACAGATTCAAAACATCCCACGCGGCCCCGAAGTTAAACGGACACTCGTCGCAGACAGTGGCTTTGCGATCGCTGAGGTCGATCTTGAACAGGCAGAGTCAAGAG